TAATTAATGAAATAACTATACTACCTACATTATTAGAAGATCATCAAAAAGAAATTAATTTAAAAGATCAAAAAATAAAATTATTAGAAGATACATATGTTAAAAAACAACATAGAAAAGATTATCCTGAAAAAAATGTAATTTATATGCTAACAACTGAAGACAATAAAAATAAAAGGATTTATATAATAGGGAAAGCAAAAGATTTAAAAAATCGTTTAAGTACATATAATAAAACTACTGAACATGAAGTAGTTTATTATAAAGAATGTAAAAGTGAAGAAGATATGAATATAATTGAAGGGATGGTATTAAATAAATTAAAAGAATATAAAGAACAAGCTAATAGAGATAGATTTGTATTACCTATAGAAAATGATATTATTTTTTTTATAAATATAATTAATGTATGTATTAATTTTTATAATTAATATTATTTTTAAAAGTCTAAAATGAAAAAGTTAAAAACATTGAAATATAAAACAAGTTTTCTTTTATTATTTTACTTTTGAAAAAATAAAGGAGTGCGCTACTTATTTTAAACGGTTAACATTAACAATCAACCGCTTAATGATATGTAAATTACTGACTGCATAAATGCTTTATATAATAAATATATATTATAGCGGTGAAAATAAGTCTTAATAAGTTAACATTACTTAAAAAGAATATAATAGTATATATATATGGTAAATTATACTTGTGAAAGATGTAATAAAACTTTTAATCATAAAAGTAATTATGACCAACATTTAAATAGGTTAAATCCTTGCACAAAAATTAACAATACTTTAGAAATAATTAACAATCCACCGGTTTTTTGCGAACATTGCTCTAAACCTTTTGTAAATAAGTATTCAAAACAACGACACGAAGCAACAGTATGTTTTGAAAAAATAAAAGAACAAAAACTAGATGAATCACTTGATATCCATGATGAATTAAAAGAGATCAAAGAAAAGAACCGCAAATTAGAAGAGAAATTGGCAGAGCTAGAGCTGATGCTTAAAAAGGGAATCAATCCGATAGTGGCACAAACAACCAATAATACAAATATGAATAATAATAATATTTTAACACATACAAACAGTCATAATGTACAGAATATAGTAGTGAATATGTATGGAAAAGAAAATTTAACACATATTACAGATCCAAAATTGATTTATATAATGGATCGCGGTTTTATGAGCGTATCTGCATACATTTTACTAAAATACTTTAGTGATAAAATGCCTGAAAATAGTAATGTATATAGTTCTGATATAAAGAGCAAATATATTATGGTTTATGATGGTAAAAGATGGAATATTAAAGATAAAGCAGATGTAATTGAGCATATGTATAGTGTAAATTGTGAAGAATTACAAGATAAATTCTATGAGTTTAAAGAAGCTGATAGAATACCAATGAAAGTTATGGAACGATTTGCTAAATTTATTAATGCATATGAAGAAGATCATATTAAAAAAGAAATTAAAGAAGATATAAAAAAGATATTATTCAATGAAAGAGAGAAATCATTGAAAAATAAAAGGATAAAGGCAGCAATTCCTTTGGAGACGGTCGGCATACCAGCAATTCCTTCAGCGGTTGGCATACCAATGAGTTAGTTAGAAGGATTAATTAAGGTATTTCCTAATTCCCTCCATATTTTTTTAAAAGACTTTCTGGAATTAGATCACCTTTTAATTTCTCTATTTTTTTATAACATTTATTAATAGTGACTTCACTAATTTCACTAATATTTTTCACATCTTTTTTGGATACATTTAATTTACATAATTGAATAATAAAGTAGACAACTCCAGCTGCAATTGATTGTGGTGTATTTTCAGGAATCATTCCATTTTTTTCTATTTTAATTGCAATAAATTGACATAATTTTGTAAGCTCCGCATTAATATTGAGTTTGCTACAATAACGTTCAATAAATGCTTCTGGTTTAATTTTACAATATGCCGTTTTCTCTGTATTATGTAAATCTTTCTCAATATCATTAATAATTAATACCGCATTTTTACATCCTTTTGTAGCAGCAGTAACATCTAAATGGAAAATAGTTGCAATTTCTTTTGCAGTTCTAGGATAATTATGTATTTTACACGCAATATAAATAGATGCAGCCAATATTCCATCACGATTATCACCACGAAATGTCATTTCATATTCACTGACTTTTTTATGATAACGAACTGCATCATCAATTATCATTTTTGGAATACCTGCAACTAGGGACAATGAAGTAATTCTTTGAAAATCATCATATTGTGATTTTTCTTTATATGGCATAGATTGCCATTCAGTATAACGTCTTATTTTTCGCATTTCATAAGATGTTTTACCTGCACAAATTATTTTACAACCAAATGATGATTCTTGTAAAAGAGGATTTATTGGCATACCACATCTAGTTGGATCACTATTTTGATTATCATCTGCACCGTAAAATCGCCATTCAGCTGATTGATCAACAATATCTTTATAAATAATAGCACATTTATTATTTGTACAAGTTAAAAATCCTTCATCTGAGAATGCTAAACTAGATTCACATTGATCACATTTTTCTCTATTACCACTAGCTCTATACATACATTCTAATGGATCAACTGTTTTTCCTAATTCTTTTCCTAATTCCTCATCAAATATATTCCATAATTCTACTTTATTAATGGGTTCCTTACGTTTTTTACTCTGTTCTTTATTCATACTTAATTATACTTTCATAAAAATATTAGGATTTTAATTCAATTTTATTTTATAACAATATACAAATGGGAAATAATGTTTCATCACAACATAATAATAAATTAGATTACATTGCTACAAATTATATATTATCAATGAACTTTCAAAGTTTAAGAAAAATGCATGATAAAGCATATTGCAATAAGTTAACTGGTTTAACTAGTACTATACTAGCTCAGTATATTAAAAATAAAGATATTCATTATGTGCTAGATCGGGTTAAATATGGAGATAAGAATACAAATAAGGATACAAATAAAGATACAAATAAGGATATAGATAAGGATATTACTGCAGAAGAAAAACAACAGTTATGTAATTCTATATCTATTTTTTATGTTAAAATTGCACATATTTTTGCAGCAATAATGATGACATTAAATCCAAAATATGTTTTTACAAATAAAAATGGTAAACAAATAATTATAGATATACATGATAAAAGTAAAATACCAAGAGGTATAAAACCAGAAATACAAAATATGGGATTATGTAATAATTTATTAAATATTTTAACTATTAAAGATTTTATAGATAAACCCAAATTTTGTTCTAGAAATAAACAAAATGATACTTTAACAGAACTGCCTGAATTTATGGAATTATATTATGATTCTGAATATAATTCTAAAACAGGTAATTTTGAAGGAATGTCTGCAAAAATGAAAAATATATTTGAAAAAGATTTGCAAAGTTTTTATTATCATTTTAGTGGAAATCTTATTATGCCAGATGCAGTAAAAAAATTTAGTGATATTAAATTAAAACAATATGATAATTTAAATTTATGTAAAAATCCTAAAATAGAACCTGTTCATTATAGAAATAAATTATTTGCTAAATATGCAGCAAATTTAAAAGAGATGATGATTTTTATAAATAATAAACAAATTGCTTTATTAAATATTTTAGATAGTTTATTTATAACTGATGAAGGAGATATACGAATTAATCCAAAAATAACAGAACATAATATACAAGATATTATTGATAATACTAGAAATAATATTCTTGAACTCTATTTAAAGTGTGAAGATGATTTTACAGAAAATATTAAATTACACGAAGCTATTATTGAATCATTAATTATTTTAACTACAGAAGGACAAATTATTAATTTAAATGAACTATTAAAAAAGAGTTCTGAAAAAACAGAATCTTCTGATGAATCTACATCCTAATACATCTTAAATAAATTATTATACAATACAATAATTTATTCTTTAACTACTTAATATTGAGCCAATCCCATAGCTTGGGCCAATGATTTTCCTCTGGATCTGGATGCTCCTCTGGATCTTGTTCTTGCTGCTCCTCTGGATCTTGATGCTCCTCTTGATCTTGATCTTGCTGCTCCTCTGGATCTGGTTCTTGCTGCTCCTCTGGATCTTGATGCTCCTCTTGATCTTTGTCTTGATTGTCCTCTGGATCTAGTTCTCATTCTTTGCGCCATTATATATAATACTTACAAAATAATAATTTTCCTAAATAAATTGTTTATTTACGAGCCTTTTGTAAAGATCTTTGCAATTGTCTTTGTCTTTGTTGAGCCTTTTGTAAAGAATGTTGCAATGATCTCTTTTGTGTCATCGCCTTTCCCAATGAACGCTTGATTTGTCTTGTTCTCTTGCTTCCCATTGTGCGTGCTCTGCGTAGACTTCTTGATTTTGATGCCATTATATATAATATAACTAAAAAAGTTTTTCTAAAATTAAAATTTCCTAAATTAAACTTACTTTTTTATTTTACCAAATTGTACTTGTGGATGGCCAATACATGTCATCTCCTTTTTTAATATTATAAATACTCCTAAACAATTCTAAACGAGATAAAGGAACATTTACTCTATATTTATCTAAAGGATGTGGATTTACTTTCAATTGTGATTTTATCGCATTTTTATAAACGTGTTGTTTATTTGATATTGCTACATATACAAAGAATGCTTGAAAAGATAAATCTTTAATAGGAATAACATCATCATTTTTATCTTGAAAATCTTTCAAATATTCTTCACATATTGCTAAACCAGCAATATCTGCCATATTTTCACCAATAGCTATAGATGCATCAAAAATAATACCATCTCTCTTTGCACATACTTCATATTGTTTAGTAATATCATCTTGTATTTTCTTAATCTTTGCTTGATCTGTTGGAGATGCCCAATTTACTAAATTACCTTTATAATCATATTTTGATCCAAAATCATCTAAAGAATGTGACATTTCGTGCGCTAAAGTAAACCCAATACGCGCTAAATTATATTCAATACCTCTCTCTTCTAAATCAATAAATGGTTTTTGCAAATATGCTAAAGGAATATAGATAGAATTTTCAGTAGGTGTATAAAATGCATTTACAATATATGGTTGTTTTCCTATAAGTTTTAAATTTTTCCAATCTATATATGGTATATCAATCACAACACGACCTTCTAAATTTAAAAACTTTTGTGTTTTCCATTGCGTAATTTTCAACATATTTCCCCAAGCATCATTAGAAGAGTAATTTAATAAAGGATCATAACGCAATTTATCTGGATATCCAATTATTAAATTAAGATTATTTAATTTTAATAATGCTTGTTTTTTAGAATAAGCATCAAACCAAGAATGACGAGAAATTCTTCTTTTAAATACATCAATTAAATCTTGACCCATACTTTTAGTATAATCAATTGCGGAAGGATTTTTATTTTTTGCAATATACTCTTCTGATAATAAAGTATTAAATGTAAAAGAGAGACCAATTACGGCAACTACTTCTGGTGGATATGGGACTTGCATACCTGATAATAATTTATCATTAAATTCATAATAAACTATTCTCCAATGTTTATGAAAACGAATAATTTGTCTTAAAAAAATATAATACCAATAACTCTTCCATTTTTTAGAAGACCATTCTGCATTTAATTTTTTAATTATACAAGATAAGTAATTTAAACTAGAACAAATATAAAAATCAGGTGTGTGTTTATATCCTAAACATTTACAAAAATGAGTCCAATCAAACCCATATTTTTTCAGCGATTCTTCTGGTTTAACTACATTATAAAAATCATAAGAATCATTTTTAATTTGTATGCAATCCATTGCTGCTAAAATTTCTACTTCTACTTGAAATACATCTTCTGCATTTAAATCATTATTTTTCCCTAGGGTTAATTCAAATACTTTATTAATATATGCTAAATATTCTTGTTTAATATGCTTTCTATATGTAATGTATTCTTGTGGATGACCCGTAGTATCATCGGAATATAAATTATAATCATATAATGTTAATTGTGGATTTGAAATAACATTTCTAAATGTATTTCCTTTTTTCTCATCAGGCATTACTGCCCATACAATTGGACTACCCCAACTAATAATTTCATTTTTATTAATTAAAGCTAAATAATCCCATAAATTATTTGCTTTTATTTGCTGATCATATATTTCACTAAATGCTGCAATATGTTGTTTAATTGGTGCTTCATTTAAATTTAAAAAAGAATGAAATACATTACTTATTTCAGTTGCACGATCAGTTTTATTTTTTTTAATATATTCTTTAACTAAAACTATTAATTCTTGATATACTTTATCTTGCACTTCTCTCAATTCGTCTATTTGTGAATAATATTTTTTTACAGTTTTATTTTCTTGTTTTTGCATCATATCTAACCAAATAAAATTAATATATGTATAATAATCACTTTGCGGTGTAATTTTAGATGGCGAAAAAGATGCTTTAATTGTATTTACTAATGCAGTATCAACTTCTGAATTTGATTTTTGTGGAATATATAAAGCAGATTTTTCGTGTTCTCTTTCAAAACTTTTATATGATGTTGTACAAATTTGTTTTTTCCTAGTTGTTTTTGATTTAGATTTATTATATCTAGTTTTATTCTTCATATATATTAGTTAAGTTTATTATCTAA